CCCCACAAAAATAAAATATTCCCACATCAATTTTTGAAAGGAGAAAATTATGAGGATTATTATAGAACTATCTAAATTATGTTTTGTAGATGGTTTAATAGAAGATATATGTAAAAAGTACAAAAACAAAATTAAAAATATTTATAGATACAAGCGTGAAATTTTATTCAACAATGGGGATGAAATAAAAATGATTTCAGAGCGGCAACAAATTGACGGATTAAGAGCAGATGTAGCAATAGGACCACACGCAGAATGTTTTACATGTATATCAAAATATGAAAAACGGATTTGGGGTTTTTCTGACTTAGAGAATTATCTAGAAAATCTATAATTTTTGAAAGGAGGCGAATTTAATGCCAACACCACCGAAACCATTCGTTGTATTAAAAGCAGAAGGGAAATCTCATAGAACTAAAAAGGAACTAAAGTTAAGAGAAGAAGGAGAAAAGGCTCTTGCTACTGGTGTGGCATTAAAAGAGCGTCCCGAAGTAAAAAGTAATCCAGTAGCGCATAAGGAATTTTTAAGACTAAATAAGTTATTAAAAGCTATAGGGAAAAATGATGCAATATATGAAGCTGTAATAAATAGATACTGCCAATTACAAGGCGAATGTGCTGATTACGAAAATACCATAATGAATTTAAAACAGGATCTTGAAGAGTTAAAAGAAAATAGACACAGCATGGATGGTGCCGAATACTATAAACTAAAAAACGATATTGAAAAATTAATAGATAGCAAAGATAGACAATTGCAAACTAAGCGAAAAATGCTTTTTGATATAGAAAGGGACAATTGTTTAACGATTGCCGCAGCACTTAGGAGCATACCGAAGAAACCGGAAGATAAGCCAAATCCGTTATTGGCGGCGTTGAAAGATGGTTAAGGAGAGTAAAGCCTATAAATATGCTCAGTGGTGCCTGGAAGAAGGCAATCGTAAAGTCGGAAAATACGTAAAAAAACAAGCAAAAGCATGGATTGATATAGTGGAAGGCAAAGATCCAGAAGCGTATGTTGATGAAAAGGCTTTTGAGAAGATAAATAAATTACTTAAATTAATGGTTCATCCGGATTTACAATGTCCAATGGATGAAGGATTAGAAGATTATGCCTGGTTTTTAATAGTAGCAGTATTCTGTACTAAGCTTAAAAACGATAAAAACTTAGATGTCAGGTATTATCATACCGCAGTGTTGGAGATAGCTCGTAAGAATTTTAAAACCTTCAATTCAGCAGTTATTTTTATTTTATTGATGCTTTTAGAGCCTAAATTTAGTAGATTTTTTAGTGTCGCTCCAGATTTAAAATTATCAAGTGAGTTAAAAATCGCTATAAGAAAAATTATTAAATCAAGTCCAGCACTTGCAGATGATGATGTTTTTAAGGTTTTAAGAAGTGAAATAAGGTGTCTTATAACTGATAGTGAATACACACCACTCGCTTATAGTGAGGATAGAATGGATGGTAAGCTTGCTCATGCTTGGCTCGCGGATGAATGTGGAGCAATGGATAGTTACCCAATTGAAGCAATGAGGTCATCACAGATAACCCTGTTTAATAAACTTGGAATTATTATCAGTACACAATACCCTAATGATAACAATGCAATGATAGACGAAATAGACATTTCAAAAAAAGTTTTGGATGGCCTTTTAGAGGATAAACGTAGGTTTGCTTTGTTATATGAGCCAGATGATGAATTGCTAATCAATGACCAATGGATGACTAATGATTTAGTGATATATCAATCCAATCCTGTAGCAGTTTCGCATGAATATGTGTTTAATGCTATTAAAGACATGCGAACCATGGCTATTCTTTATGAAAATAAACGAGAGAATTACCTTTGTAAGCATAATAACATCAAATATAAAGGTCTTGGTGTTGAAGGATATATCGAAATTACTAAGGTTAGAGAATGCAAAATTAAACTTGAGCCATCATTTTGGCAAAGTAAAAGGGTATATATTGGCCTTGACCTTTCACAAACGGACGACAATACAGCTGTAGCAATGGTGTGCGAACATGAAGGGAAAATTTATGCTAAAGTATGGGGATTTATTCCTAAAGATAAAAAATTATTAAAAATCAAAAAGGAACAAGTTGATTATGATAAGCTGATAAGGCAAGGTGTTTGCTTTGAGTGTGGTGATGAGGTGATTGATTATGGATTTGTTGAAAATTTTATATTAAACCTTGAGAAAACATACGGAGTTGAAATAATGCAGATAGGATATGACCGCTACAATGCAATTAGCACAGTTCAAAAACTTGAAGCTAACAGTTATGACTGCGTAGAGATAACCCAGCACTCAAGTGTCCTACATATGCCAACTAAGCTTTTAAGAGAGCTTATCCTAAGAAAAATGTTCTGTTATGATGAAAATTTAATGCTAGAAATAAATTTCCAAAATGCTAGATGTACAAAAGATACAAATTTGAATAAATATGTTTCAAAGAAGAAATCTGCTGGAAAAGTAGATATGGTAGTAGGTTTAATTAATGCTATGTATTTATTAGAGCAAGATTTGCTATTTGGTACAGATGACTTTACAGTACAAGTAATATAGAAAGGTGGTGAGAAGGTGGGAATATTTAGCTGGAGGAAAAATAAAGAGAAACGTGCCTTTGATACTACAGGAGTTACAGATTCAGCAGATGATGTATTGCTTCAGGCATTGCTAGGTAGAAAATCTGTAAGCAAGGCCGAAGCGTTAAATATACCAAGTGTTGAAGCATGTATTAAGTTCGCTGCCGATACTGTATCAATGTTACCTATAAAGCTATATAGGGAAAACAATGGCAAAGTTGAAGAAATTAAAGATGATATACGTGTTAAATTGCTTAATGATGATACAAGGGATACTTTGGATGCAGTACAGTTTTGGAGAGCCATAGTAACAGACTATTACCTTGGTAAAGGCGGATATGCTTATATTAATAAACAAAGGAACAAATTTGTAAGCCTACATTATGTTGATGAAGCCAATATAAGTATTAATAAAAATACGGATCCGATATTCAAAGACTATAACATCTTAGTGCAGGGCAAAACATATAAACCCTTTGAATTCATCAAAATACTCAGGAATACAAAAGATGGAGCACAAGGTGTAAGCATAATAGATGAACACCCGCTTATATTGAGTGTTACTTATAATTCCTTAGTATTTGAGGAAAACTTGGTAAGAAAAGGCGGCAATAAGAAAGGCTTTTTAAAATCACCTAGAAAGCTTACACAAGATGCTATTGATAAACTAAAAGAAGCATGGAAAAGACTATATGGAAATAATGAAGAAAATGTTGTAGTCCTTAATGAAGGTTTGGAATTTCAGGAAGCTTCAAATACATCCGTTGAAATGCAGTTAAATGAAAATAAAGAAACAAACTCAGCTGAAATCTGTAAACTATTTAATTTCCCCGTTAATGTCATTAAAGGCAATGCTACAGAGAAAGAATATAGTAATGCCTTTAAGTTAGGCATTATGCCATTACTAAAAGCTATAGAATGTGCTTTAAATAGGGACTTACTTCTTGAAAAAGAGAAGGAGTCTTTTTATTTTGCCTTTGATACTAAGGAAATACTGAAAGGCAATATTAAAGAGCGCTTTGAGGCTTATAAAACAGCGATTGATGCTAATTTCCTAAGTATTGATGAAGTTAGGTACATGGAAGATCTACCAGCGCTTGGCATCAACTGGATTAAATTAGGACTTGATAGCGTTCTATTTAACCCTAAAACAGGAGAAATATATACTCCTAATACCAATCAAACACAAAATATGGATAAATTGAAAGGTGGTGATGATGATGAGAATAGAAATTCGCAGTGATTCAATTTTACTGGATGGGTATGTCAATGCAGTTGCAAGGGACAGTAAGCCTATTATTACACCCAGAGGAAAAGTGGTTGAACAAATCGAGCCTAGAGCTTTTCAGAGGGCGTTAGAAAGGGCAGAAAATGTTGATTTATTACTGGACCATGATCCCAATAGGGAATTGGGCTCCACAAAAGAGGGCAACCTTGAACTGTTTGAAGACAATATTGGTTTGCGAGCAATTGCAACAGTAACAGATCCAGAGGTTATTCAAAAAGCAAGGGAAGGCAAATTAAAAGGCTGGTCCTTTGGAATGTATACTAATAAAGACAGAATTGAGGAAAGAGCCGATGGAATTCCAAGACGCTACATTGAGGATTTAGATTTATTTGAGGTATCAATCATTGATGACAGAATGTCCCCTTGTTATATAGCGACATCAATTGAGCAGAGGGCTGACAAGGAAATGATTGCCGAGCAACGTGGTGATGAATTTAGGGCGGTAATAGTTGATAAGACAAAGAAGGAGTCTATTGACTATTCAGCCTATGAAAACATAATAAATCAATTACAAAATAATCAAAAAGGAGTGTAGAAACATGATAAAGAGAGTAAAAGAGTTTAGAGCAAATTTAAAAAATTTAATTGAACAGAGAAATGACAAGGTTGCAGAAATGCAAGCACTTGTCGAAGGCGCTAAAAAAGAAGTAAGGGCACTAAATGAGGAGGAATTAAATAGGTTTAACACCTTAAAATCAGAAATCGAAAGTATCGATGCAACAATTAAGGCTGAGGAAAGAGCAAGGGAATTAGAAATTATCGAGGATAAGAAAGATAAAAAGAAAGAAGAAAGAGCAGTGGCTGAAGAAAGAGCCTTCGCTAATTACATTCGTGGAGTTGTAGAAGAAAGAGCAGATGTAAACCTTGCAGTAGGTGATAATGGAGCAGTTATTCCTACATCTATTGCAAATAAAATCATAAAAAAGGTGTATGATATTTGTCCGATCTATCAGCTTGCAACTAGGTACAATGTAGGCGGCACATTAACTATTCCTTATTATGATGAATCTACGCAAAAAATTGAGATGGCTTATGCTACAGAATTTACTGATCTTGAATCTACAAGCGGGAAATTTGCTAGCATAGAACTTAAGGGATTTTTAGCAGGAGCATTAAGCAAAGTTTCTAAGTCTCTTATTAACAATTCTCAATTCGATATAGTAAGCTTTGTAATTAACGCAATGGCAGAAGCTATTTCGAGATGGATAGAAAAGGAATTGCTAAACGGTACTGCAGACAAGGTTGCAGGACTTAGCACTGTAACACAGACAGTAACAGCAGCAAGTGCAACAGCTATTACCGCAGACGAATTGATTGATTTGCAAGAGGCGGTTCCAGATGCTTACCAGGCTAATGCAATTTGGATCATGAGCAAAGCAACTAGAACAGCTATCAGAAAGCTAAAGGACAATGACGGAAACTATATTCTTAACAAAGACGCTACTTCAAGATGGGGTTATACTCTATTTGGAAAAGATGTTTATACATCAGATAATATGCCTACTATGGCTGCAGGGAAGACTGTTATCTACTATGGTGACATGAGCGGTCTAGCTGTAAAACTTTCTGAAGATGTAAGTATTGAAGTCTTAAGAGAAAAATTTGCTACACAGCACGCTGTAGGAGTTGTAGGATGGATTGAAATTGACTCCAAGGTTGAAAATGCGCAGAAGATTGCTAAATTAGTAATGGCTACAGCGTAATTGAGGTGATCTAATGTTAGTACGAGCGAAAGTCAGTTTTGCTGGTACTTTTTCTATGCATAAAGGGGAGGTTAAGGAGTGCAACGATGAGGTTGTACTCCAAGACCTTTTAAAGGCAGGATACATAGAAGAAGTAGAGCAAGAAAAACCACTATGAAAGGTGGTAAATCAAATGAAAGTAAGCGAAATAACGGTAAGTAACGTTGCGGATTACTTAAGACTTGATACTGGAGAATATACAGACACAGAATTACAAGTATTGATAGATACAGCAAAAGCATTTATTAAGTCATATACAGGTCTTGACGATGCCGGAATAGATTTACATGAGGACTTTGTAATAGTTGTGTATATACTTTGTCAAGATATGTACGATAATCGAAGTCTTTATGTAGATAAATCTAATCTGAATAAGGTTGTTGATAGAATTCTAGGTATGCATTGTACCAATTTGCTGCCAACACCGGATGAGGGAGTGGTTTAATGGCACGAATATTTAATCCAGGTAACTACAGGCACAGAATACAATTTTTAAAACGTGTTACTGGCTATGATGATTATGGCGAGCCAATAGATAGCTGGGAAGTATTCAAGTCCGCATGGGCGAGTAAAGAACCTATCTTAGGAAATGAATACTTTGCAGCACTTACAACTGATACAAAGGTCGAGGTTAAGTTTAATTGTAGATACATTCCTGGCATTACTAACGAAATGAGAATAAAACATGGCCAAGAAATCTATGAGATACTTTCTGCTATTGACGTTAAGTCAATGCATAAGGAACTCCTTTGTTATTGTAGGTTGGTGAAGTAGTATGCCACAACCAAAATTTAAGATAGAGGGCATGGAGAAACTCATAAAGGATCTTGAGAAGATAGGCAAGGTACCTC